AATGCAGCAGCACCCATTAGCATTGACATACCAGAAGCAGTTCTAGTTGTTGACATTACTCCAGTTGTTCCATGTGAGTATGATGGAATACCTGTAGCTTCATCTGCTAATTGTCTAAACTTATCAAACATCATTAAATTTTCCTGTGCTGTATTTGGAAATTTTAATCCATGAATTGCTTGACCTGTTTGACCACTTTGTCTTCTAAATATTTTTCCAGGATAAACTTTCATATCCTGTCCTGGTACTAACATTGTTTCATCAACATCAAATACTAAATTACCAGATAGTGCTAAATTATCAATTGCCATTCTTGCATGACCATTCATAATTTGCTGTGAGTCTTCCATATTTTCAGCAATACCTACACCAAAAAATTGATATGGATTTACTTCATATGGACAAACTAAATACGGAATTCTTTTTGGAGTAAATGGATTTTCTACAACTCTTAAAATATTATTACCACAAATCCAAGCATTAATATGTGCAAACTGTTGGTCATCTTCTAATTCAATTCCACAACTTTCTGCAATCTCTCTATTTACTACTCCCCAATATTCTAATACTTCAAATCTATTTTTATATACACTTGTAATATTTTCTCTGTCATAAAGAGATGATTCAAACCCTCTTACTTGATAATTAGGTCCAGCTTCTAGTGCTGCTTCAATTGCTTCATGACTAAACATAGGTTTATCTTTTAAATCAGCTAATTGCTGCTTATTAAAACTATGTCTTTGAATTACATAATCACAGTCATTAATATTTGTAGCATTTGGATCTGGATAAAAATTCCAACATGATACTGCTTCAATACTAGGTACTGTTTTTTGTTTTGCAATATGTATATTTAAACCATTTACTTTATCATAAGCATGATATGTTTTTGTATTTGTAAATGGTCCTTTAATAATTCCTGTTCCTAATAATGCCATTTCAAAAAATGTATGACGCATTATTGTTACTGCACTTGATTCTTCTAACTGGTCATGGATTAATTTTTCCATAGCCTCAGCTGCTAAATTTGCTGGCTCTATTTGTGGTTGACCAGCTTTAGCTGAACCTTCTTCAAACCCTAATTGGTCATAATCTTGTGCGAGAGTTCGCATAAGATCACTTGCAGTAGTTCCAGGTTTAATTTCTTTACCATCACCTTCGTACCCATAGATATCTCTAATAATATCTTTAGGTCTTAATGATTCTTTTTCACTTTCACCAGTTTTTTGTGGATTTAAATGTGCATACTCTGCACTATTTTCTGGTACAGTAGTTGGTTTAACTCCTAATGGAAATTTACCTTGTGAAAATAAAACTTCTATAATTTGTCCAAATGCTGCTAATACTTTTGTCTTAGTAACTTTAACAAACACTCTTGACTTTTCATTATCTCGAAAAGCCATTTCAGGACCATAGATTCCTCTATAATTTCTATATGATTGTAACCAACGTTTTTCATCATATATTTTAGAAGTTTCAGATTCTTGAAATTTACTTTTTATATGACCAACAAGATTACTATAATCTGTAAACTCATTATTACCGTTATCTTGATTGTCGTTCATTTAAATAAGTATTAGTAATCTCTTTCTTCTGCCATTGAAAATATTTTAGAATCTACTTTAGATTTAGATTTCTTTTTTGCAAATTCACCAGAAGATGTATCTCCTCTAGTAACTTTTTTATTTGCATCAATTTCTAATCCGTATCTAATTAATTTAGATTCGTTAGCAGGTGATAGTTCACCTTGCTTGATTTTATTTTTCATTTAGTTCTCCTTGTTAGTAATCTTTTTCGTCAGCTTTAGCAAACAATTGTGATTGTACATATTCTCTCTTTTTAGTTTTAGGATAATTAATATCTCCTAATGCTTTTTGAGATTCGTACTTTCTTGGTGCATGTTTAGAAAAATCTATATTCATTGTCGGTTGTTTTACAGACAATTGTACAGATCCGTTTTCATCACCTTGTTTTACTTTAGCTAATGGATTAAATATTTTTTCTACCATTATTCTTCATCCTCCTCAGATTCATCATCAAAATCTTCATCCTCTAAATCATCATCATCTTCTTCAGATTCATTGCATTCATGATTTTCAAGTTCAGAAATTTTATCTTCTAACTCGTCAATTTTTTCTCTAAGATCTTCTAGTAGTTCTGATGCACTTTGTACTTTAGCTTTTCGACCCATGATGTTCTCCTATGTTAATAATTGTTTAATTGATATAATATTTTTTGTAGGTATAGTGGTGTAAGATCCCCCTTCTTTTATACTATGGTCTTGTTCAAAACTATAATCTGCCATTATAACTGTTGTATCTTTATTTGATTCAACTAGCCATCCTACGCTACAGCATATTGCAGTTTTAGACTTTTTAATTTCTACTATTTCTTCCCATTGTGAATGACTTGTAATATCCTCCCAATACGCTAGTACGAGAGGATATGGGAAATCTTTATTATTTCTTTTTGGAACTTTTTTTGACACCTTTGATAGTGCCTTTATTAGCTGATGCATAAAATACAGTTTTTGCTTTTTTAGCACCATATTCTTTTTTCATCGCTTTCATTATTTTTTTTCCTTTAGCTGATAGTGGCATAGTTTTCCTTTTAGTAGCCGAAGTTTTTATCTACTGGCACAAAATCATGTGTTGAACTAAGTCCTCTAAACGTTCTACCTGTAGAAGGATGAATAGGTCTACTCATACAACCATAACGTAAAGCGTCGTATGCGTGATCTTCTGAAGTGGTGTCTACATCTTCAAAATTAGATTTATCATTTGGAAGTGTTCCAAGTGTTCTAATTAAATTTCTACAGTTTGAAAAGATACGAAGTCCTGGTTCTTGTGTATCTACGTTTACACTTAATCTTTTATGTAATTCTAATTTACCACTAATTCTACTATTAGGTGAACGATCTGATGGTCGCCAACGACACCCAGTTTGAATCATGGTTTCAGCAATTGAAGGACCTACATCTCCTCTTTTTGCCCAAGTACTTGCATCCAATACTCCGTATGCAATTTGTTCGTTACTTTCTAATTCTATTACTTTTTTTGCAAATAAATCTGCTGTGATTTTTTGCACATAAAGCTCTCTATATACCCAAAGATTATTATCATAGTCCACAGCAAACCAAAGAACACAAGCAGGAGAAGAGTAACCCCAGTCAGCAGCACGAAACTTATACCATCCTTTAGGTATGTCAAAAGGTTCAACAACATGTTTTACTTTATTAAATTCTGGAAATGCTGAATCTTCAAATGCATCCCAATCTCCATCTAAAAATTGTTTTCTTTGTATTTCAGGTAAAGATGCAAGCATGATGTAGTAATCATCTGTTTGCATTAAGTAAGGATTATCCTGTAGTTTTGCAGGAATAAATCTTCTTGTAATTTTTCTTATACCATTAGGTGTATCAATAGATACAAAAAATGCTTTGTTTGGTTCTGATGGATTTACAAACATTTCTCTAACCCATTGTGAGCCAACGTTTCCAGGATTGCCTGTTGCTCTCATGAACACTGGTAATTCTGGATCTACAGATCGAAGTGATGATCTTAAAAAATTATAAATATCTGGAGTAGGATATTGTGGTAATTCATCTATTCCTATCCATGTATAAGATTGACCTTGATATCTTAATACATCGGTCATGTTTTCTGCATAACCAAATTCTATTTTTGAACCTGATGGAAATCTCCACTCTTTTTCTTGCTCTCTCCACTTTGCTCCTGGAAATGCTCTAGAGTATAATCTTTGAGAATGATTAATTAAATCTCTTAACTCTGGCATTGTTCGTCTAAGAAGCAGTGCACGATGATGTTGACGATGACAATATCTTAATGGGTCAACCAACATTGCATATGATTTACCACCACCCCTTGCTCCACCATAAAAAACTTCTCGTTCTGATGCAGCTAGAAAATCTCTTTGTGGACCATCATTAGGTTTAAAGATTACTTCTTGATCTTTAATATGTTCCTGTATATTTTTAGGAACATCATTAATTATATCTTCAGTTAATAATTTAGTTTCAGTACCGTCTAATGCTTTATTAACTGTTATTAATTTTTCTTTAACATTTTGATGATGCTCTTTTGCAGAACGTAAACTTTGTTCTAACCTTGCAACTTTTTCTCTTGTTCTATCTAATGCTTCTTTTGCTGAAGTCTTAGCTTTCTGCCGTTTGGTTATTTTCTTCTTTGGCTTCGGTGGTGCTATTTCTATTAAGTCTTTCTCTAAGTCCGACATGAGATATATATCTACCTGTTTTTTTTGTAAGCCATTGTGCTACTTCTCGATATGAACAATTTTTAATATATTTTTTAGCTTCATCTAATGCTTGTAATTCTGATGAAATAGGTTCTAGATAACTTGGATCAGAACTTAATTTAAATCCAAATGGAATTGTTTTACTTTTTCTTCTAATCTTTAATGGTTCCATCTTTTGCAGGCAATACAAAGATACCAGATACAGATTTCATATTTATATCTAGTTGATCTTTTTTTGACACCCCTATTCTATCTAAAATTTGTTTGGCTGCCTCTAGTCGTATACTGGCTTGTGGTGTAGTGCCATCCTCATCTAAAAGGTCGACCATGCGTGAAGCAGCCTTGGCAGAGTGGAAGGCAAGGTAGTTTTCTGCCAATTCTATAATTTCTTTTTTTAAATTTCTAATTACCTTTGGATAACTTGTTCCTGAGTAACCAGCTATTTCTGCTGCGTGCTTGGGATTCCCTTTTGCTTCTCCAAATAATGCTTCGAGGAATTTCTCTTGCATATCTGTTAAGTTTTTCTCTGGAGTTTTTATTATAGTAGAATCCATGTCTAGCATTTACAATTTCCATTAATTCATTAAATGGAAGTTTATTGATACTATGATAAGTCCGTTGGTGTTTCATTCTGCACTTTCTTTTTAAATCTAGAATTTAGATAATCTTTTAAATTATCATATCCTGCTGACTTAACATCTTCAGCAGTTGCTGTTGAAAACTTCTTACCACCATACATGAAATTTTCTAACCCTTCTTTTCTAGCTTCTTTAAATGCAGTTTTAAAATCTTTTAATACTGGTGTGTCTAACTTACCAGATATCTTAGGTTCAATATTTTCTTTTGCTTCTACAGATGATGTCATACCAGATGACTTTCTTCTTCCTAATGGATTTGAAGTTTCTTTATCTGTAGCAAGATTATCTTTACTAAATAGTTTAGCTAATTTTTTATAGCCAGGCTCATTAAATTTATCTTGAGGTTCTATGTTATCAGAATCTTTTGACATAGCAATGTCTTTAGCAATATCCTCATTTCTTTTTTGAAATGATTTAAATGGATTGCTTAGTTTTTTATAACCAGGCTCATTGAACTTATCCTGATCGTTTTCTAATATATCTGTTTCTGTGTACTTCTTTTCCATATTGTGATTTACCTAAAATGGCTACAGCCAAAATATTGTGGGTGTATCAGTGACAATCCTCGGCTATAGTTTAGTTAGCTTATTGTGTGTGATCCCTTTGATAGACCCATAGTTTATATATTATACACTGTTTGGCTAGATTGTCAAGTGTACTTTAAAAATATATTTTGGTTATGTCTTGACAAAGTTGATTAGGAGGTGTATAATATTCCATAGGAATACCCAGGGGGTATATATATCTATAATATAGGTAAATTGGTATTTCCCCTAGGTATACCTTAGGGTGTTCCTTAAAATATAGCCTGGAATATTTGGAATATATTCCCTAAGATATAGCCCCAAGGTACTTAACAGGGTTTTTAGAGATTTTCTGGTGAGTACATATATGTGTATACATACCCCCCCTGTGTCCCCTGCGTACTCCCAGCATAATTCCTAGTTTATAATTATTGCAATATTAGAAATTAAATTAAAATAATTCCTTAAGATATTCCTTTAGGTACACTTGCAATTATTGCCTAGTGTAAAATCAAATTTACAGTTGAGGGGTATTGAGGGGTATTGAAATTTTGTACCTATAGCATTTCTTGGAAAGTACCTAAATATTATTTGAGTATTACTTTGAGGATATGCTCGGATATTTTGAGGGCAAAAAAAAAGCCCCTCTAGTTTTATCTAAAGGGGCTTTGATTATTGTTAGCTAGTTATTGGTTGATAGCTGTTTTTAGTGTTTCTCTTTTTTCAATTCCATCTCCATCAATATCGACTTGGAATTGATTATTAAAATTAACTACTTGATTAAAGCTAGTATCAAGTAATTTTTTCATGTCAGTTATTGTCTTAACTGTGTCGTCATCAATCAAATCAAAAAATTCTACTTTACGACTTGTTGCATAACTTACAGCTAGTTTAAAGTTTTTACTAAATGCTAAAGCCATATCTTTTAAAGTATATTCTTGGCTTTCATCTTTAGTTTTTGCTCGTCTTAAAACTTTAGTCGGATATTTTACTCTATAGATTTTATCTATAATTCCAGTATTAATCTCGACTAATTCTGTTGAGGTATTTGGTCTTTTTTTAGTTGCCGATTTTTGCCCTTCCAATTTTTCTACAATGTAAGGGGTTGCTATTTTACTCATTACAAAAACTGAATTTGTTTTTGTATCAACATTAAACTCAGTTGAATAGTCGGTTGCCATTAAAGCAAGTCTTATTGCTCTAGTGACTACCATTTCAAAAGCTGTATTTAATTGTTGTTTTCTGTTGTAATTAACCAAGCTAAAAGCATGTTCTCTTAATGCTTTAACCTGTATTAAGTCAGTATCAGTTGTTTTTGTATTGCCTTTGTTTTTTGCATTAAATTCAACAATTAAATCTTTAATTGCTAAACTTATTTTAGGTAATAAAACACTCATTAATGATTGAGTATTTTTTAAAGCTGTTGAAAGTACATTTTTTAAACTTTCATTAGCTTTTAAAGATTCCATGAA